CAATCTTTGAATTTCATTTGTTGTTGTAATAACGTTGGGTGATAGAGTTGGCACGAAGCCAGATGATGAGTGTGGACATGATGCCAATCATGCCAATAACAGCAAAGATGATGTTAGATTCAGTGTTGATCATTAGTTTTTTGGGAAGTGTGTGCATACAGCGTCACATAACGCCTCAGTGAGTTCGTCCCTCAAATCCTCATAATCCTCTGTATGTGGAAATACCGCACTGAATCTTGATTCGATAATACAATCAATGTCCTCCATGAGTTGTTCGCGTTGTTTGAGTAGTTCAATCATTGATTAAAGAAAGAAAGTAGTAGAAACAATCATGATTACCTATTTCATGGGCTAGGTTGAGCCACAAATAGTCATCATTCATCAGATACGCTCGAATGTGTGTCCTTGGGTAAATGCATGACGCTCATCATGCTTGTCACTTACATACCAATGAAAGTCTTGTTGATATACATGATTGATGTGTCCAGCAGTAAGACCATTGATGAGTGCGTTCAGTCTTGATTTAGTGGTGACTGATTGCCAGCCACCATCATACACTTGCACAGTGTCCTTGTCAACAACAGCGATCAAGTTGCCGTGCAGATATACGCACGACACCTGACGTGAGTCAGAGTACATAACAGCAGTGTTTGACTTATGCCAGCCACGTTTATCAACAATGGCTTGAATCATCTCGCGTTCAATCTTGCGCATAGTGGCTGTCGGGTGAGTCGTGTAGTCGTGAGTGTGATTATGAGTGTGAATCACAACAGTTGTTGATAATAAATAAACAGTGCTGTCTAATTAGAAATAAACAACACTGTTTAATTAGAATCACGTTGTGAGTGTGCTTTCTTTTAGTTCTTGAACCATGCAAACTGCCTTCTGATACTTATCAACTTCCAGCAGTTTTTCCATCATTACATTCTCAATGAAATCGAGAGTGAGAGGATGAGCTTGTGCGATAAATTCAGTGATAGACATTAGTTAGACAGAAGGGGTAACAGAAACTTCTTTGATGTTGAGTCCACAAAGTTGATTGTAGACGCGATTGGTGATAAGTTTACAAGCAGTTTTTGCGCTTGATTTCTCATGCCAAAATGTCACACACCCATCGTTGGTTTCAACTCTGACGCGATAGTTTGCCATCAAAAATACTCCGGGTAGATGTGTGGATTGTCCATAATCTCATGGACTTGATCTTCAATGAGATACTCTTTGTTCTCATATTCACCAGACATAACTAATATCCGATAAATACTATCGAAGCGTTGTTCTTCAGTCATCAAGTTGTTGCAGGATAGATTGTGCTTTGAGTTCTACATAAGCCCAAACGAGTTTCTGTTTGAGTTGGGTGATATCTTCGCACTGACGAGCAAAGTATGCAAACGAACCCTCATCACCACCAATGCAGTCGTAATACCAATCGGAAAGGAAGTCTTGGATCTCGTCATCGTTATCATCAAACTTAGCAGAAGTCTCACGGTAGTAGATAAAACCAGAGACACCAGCAGACATACCATGCTCTGCAATGTCACGCAGTTCGTCAATATCGAACTCTTCACCGAGAATAGTTTGAACCATGTCTAAACCAACAGTAGCAGTCATGAATTGAAAAGGAATGAGTGTGTGATGTAGTAATGAACACTACAGGAAAGGTTGTACACGACAACCTAAAGTGTAATGATCAGTATTGCAACTGATAGTAATCTAAGGTAACACGTTGATCGTCATCAGTATCTACTACTAACTCAATGCTGTCTTGATACATCTTGCGTTCGGTTCCATTCTTCATAGTGTTGAAGTAACCAACAGCGTCAGTGATGTTATCGAAGTCTTCCCAAACATCAGGCGGAGAGTCATGAAACTCATCGTGAATAAGAATAGAGAAAAGCATTGAGAGTTAGTGTAGAACAGTGATGATCAGTAGCTATCACATAGCAGGAGCAAGCTCAACATACTTAACACCGTCAGCTTTGCAAACGTTGTTGATGAACTTACCGAGTGAACGAGCAGCGTTATCAATGTTGAACTTGACGATAGCGCGACGGCTAACATTGTCATAACGATACACAGCACCAGACTTAAACAGAACAGTCACAGTGCCAGAGATAGCATCGGTGCAGATAGAGTCAACAACAGTGGAATTGATGTAGTTAGAAGCAGCAGCAGACAGAGATTGGAAAGAAGCGTTGAACATAATAATGAGTGTGTTTGATAGTGAATAAGTAGTCAATGAGATGACTACATAAAACCAACCGAGAGTGGAATGGTTTGAGGTAGTGATCTGTGTTTGTCTGACTCTGTCAGTATAGCAGCTCCAGCTCAGCTTGTGTGGGTTGGTGTGACACTAGCTCGTTTGTCCATGATCAATGCTTGACGCTCAGTGTAGTAATAAGACTCAGCGTGTCTCGTTGCTGGAAGCGTTGGACGTTGTGGCATTGGATTCAACCAGGAGTACATTCGAGCGTGTCTGTCTTGTTGCTCCTATTATAACCACAGCTTGATCCGGTTTGGTGCTGGTGTTGTGCAGGTTGTTAAACTGGTTGCGCGACAGATGTTGTTGTGAATACGTATTCGTATCGGTGTAACACACAGTACGAAACAGTATAACATGTTTCAACCGGTTGTCAACCGGTAGTGTACTGTGTGTAAACTGGCACCCCCCAGGGGGTAAAAATAGTACACCTGTACTACACAATAGACTTCAGAAATTTTTACCGTTTTTCAACCGGTTTAACTCATCTAACCGGTTTAACTCGGTTACATACGGTGGTACCCAGGTCCAGGGGGTAAGACACTGCTGTAAGTTAACGGGATGTTTAAAACACATGGTGGTCATCATTGTAAACCACAGGACTATGTTACTCATTATACAACCATTTTAGTATTGTCATTTGGTTCTTCATGTACTTCGGGACCAAAACCATGCTTAGCAATGTAGTTAAGATAACCATCATCGGTCTTATCTGTCTCACTGCCGTATTGTTTAACCATTTCATAGCACCAATCCCTTATCTCGTTTACAGTCGGTGTAAAACGTGCTACACCAAACACTGCTCCTACTTGTTTAGGAGTAAACCGTATCTGTGCTGCATTCTTGTAGAAGACACGGAAGTAATTAGGACCGGTTCTATTCCGGTGATACACTACGTTAGTGTTATTGTTGTTCTTAGGGAATGCGTATTCCATCTGTGAGTGGGTAGTAGTAGTATAATAAGAGTTATCCATACCGGGGATAACCGGTATTAATAAGAGAGGATGTTGGTCGTTTAGATCAACGATCCTCTCACAGGAGGCGGGTCCACCCTTCCCTCCCCCTGTATAAGGGACGGATTGGAATTTACCAGTGAGGGACTACTTTTTTACCACGCTCTAATCTAGCCTGTCTACGTTGTTGTAAGTTCATACCAAAACCCATAGCATTAACTGCAGCTTCTGGGTCTTCTAGCCATGCATCTAGCATATCATCCCATTCTTCCCGCTTACGTATGTTAATACTTTCTTGTGCACTAATAGCTAGAGCATCTGTAAAGTATTTAACACCTTGTGCTAGGCAGTCTAGTCTGTCGTCGTGTTTAACTGCGCCTTTCTCACGACACATACGGCTCATTTGGTAAAAGAGCATGTACATGAGGCGTTCTTCGGGAGCTGCATCCTTGTTAGAGGCGTAATCCCAATCAATGACACCACGATCAACAACCATCCTATGTTGATTAAGAACAGGTTCAAGCGCATCGATGATACGATCTTCTTTTCTGACGTTTGCTCGGACTTCTTCGACATCGATCAGTTGTTTAGTTTGTTGTAAGTGTTTACGAAACAACTCTGATACAATACCATCACCAAAGTTCGTTTCTATAACTAGTTTTTTAACATCATATTTCTTACAGCCACGTAGGATATCTAGAAGGGTTCGGTCAGAATATCCGTCTTTATAAGCTCGCATTTCGTGCAAGTACAATATACCGTTTCGCTGGGAGAGATAAGCTGCTGCTGTCTCATCTGAGCCTCTACCCGACGGGTCAACTGAGCAGATTGTCTCTGTGTAAGGACCCCACTCCCCTTGCTGTTGCATTGGACTGTAGAAATAATCTCCAGGTAAACCGACAGTGGGAGCGTCTTTAATAACATTGGCGGGATCGGAGCACCATATGATGTTTTCTGGAGCAGACTTAGGGTTAACACTAGTAACAATAAGATCTGCCATTTTAAGCGGAAACTTGTCAGCATCACTAAGACTCGTGTCTAACATGAACTGTAGCATGAAGTTCGACCGTCCCATGGACGCTTCACGCTGTATCAAATCCTCGTTATCGAAGCGATCGTCTGTTACGTCCCAGGGTTCTGCTCCGGTGTCAATATCTGATTGAAGGGTAGGGGCGAGGAGTCCCTCATACTTACTGGCATCACGGGGATAACGTGCTGGCCACACGAAAGGGCGATAATTCCTTTCTGCAAGTTTTCTATAGACGGTGAAGTTGTTCTGAGGAGTACCCAGGAACATAATTCTGCTATCATCTTTTGGTGTTAGGATAGATTCTGCTTCAGTACAGAGTTGTAAAAGTTTCTCCCTCATCAATTCTGTCATTGAGTTGCCGGGAACCTCGATGTCGTCTAGAATCATTAGGTCGGCTCGGCTTCCAGTCAATTGGCCAGTAATCCCGACGGATTTGACTGATGGCGCTTGGTGGGGAGAGCAATTTACGTCGAAAGAGATCCGACTCCATCTGGCGTCGTCGCTCTTCGGTTTCAAATGGGTTAACCATGGTGTCTCAATAATCAGTTTTTGTAGGAAGATAGACATGTTATCTGCACGCTCTTTCGATGCGGAGATAATCATAATTTTCTTTTCTGGATTATTAAATAGTGTCCACAACACAAATGCGCCTGTAATCCAGCTCTTTCCGACTCCTCGGAATGCCTGGATCTGTAAACGCTTTGGACCGTGTTGTAGATAGTCAGCAATAGAATACTGTGCTCTTGTAGGATTAGGGAGGTCCAGCTGTCCCCACAGGGCTTGTAGGAACAGCTTAAAATCATCCTGCAAGGCTTGGATAACGTCTTGCATAAGTTAGTTAGTTAAAGGCAGATTTATAACCTGATAGACCAATCTGTCCTAGTTTATCTTTTATTGAGTTAAAAATTGCACCGTATCCAAGGGGATCAGCACGTACTTCTTCTTCAGTTTTACCAGTTCTTTCTACTACTCGATCAACCGAACGTTGGTAAGCTTCAGGTGCAGTAATAACTTGCTCTGCAACAGCACCAACATTGCTAACAGTACCACCAACCGCAGCGGTAGGAATACCAACAGGTGCACCAACACCCGTAGCCGTTAGTGCAGTACCACCAACGTCTAACGTGTCTCCTGCTACTTGCATACCAGTTGCAATTTCAAGAGCACGATTACGTAGTGAAGGGTCTTGTTCTCTAGCTTGTTTAGCCTCATCAAATGCTTTTGCAGATGCTGGCAATGTTAATGCACCTGGTAAAGTTGCGACACCAGCTAAACGTGCTGCTCTACCAGCTGCGGTTTTACCTACTAACATACTCGCTGCTTCTTTAACAGCTTCAGAAGTATAACCACTTAAACCTATTTTTTTAGTAGGAATACCAGTAGCTTCTACAAGTTCTGGAGTTGCATACTTTTCATAGTTAGCTTGAGAAGTTAATGCACTACCGGTTCTACCAGGTCTAGCAGTTCGCCGTTCCTGAGGTGGTAATCCTAGCTCTTGGTTAATACGTTGAGTCTCTTCATATGCTTTAAATGAAGGACGTTCGGGGTCCATTTCAATAGCACGTATGCGCTCTTTATCTGGCAAGTTCATTAAATAAACTTCACCAGCCCTAGCTTTAGGACTTAGTACATTGTTAGGGTCATACTCTAAAGGACCGGCTGCTGATTTTGTACCTAACGGGTGTGCTGAGCGTGCTACACTTTCAGGTGTTCGATCAACACCTTTAGGATCATGGTCTACTTCACGTAATTCAGGTAAATTTTCAGGAGCACTACCAGTGCGTTCTTTAATATCCTTTAATTCTTGATGATATTCATATAATTCAGTATCATCCCACTCAGGGGGGATAGATTGTCTATTCCGTTCTAATTCTGATTCATGATGAAGTTGACCACCAAGAGTTGTTCTTTGGCGGTTAAATATAGCATCATCTGGCGGTTTTTTACTAACTGCATCCTGAGTAATTTTTTGTATTAATGATTCGTCAGATAGATGCTTAAACAACTCTTCGGGATCAGTTTGATTAACAATATCGTAAAAACGTTGTGATTTTGCTAGTTTTGAACCTGGTCCCGTTGAATAATATTGAAGTAAATAACGGCGGTATGAGTATACCAGTTTTTGACGACTTGTTAATCCTTTCATCAGCTAATGTGATCTAAAATACGTTGTTGTCTTTCTGGATGAAAACCAAAGCGTGCTAGCATCCAGTCTTCCCAGTTTTCGCTTCCTTTGCTCTGATTACAACTGCGACAGGCGGGGACGCAGTTACTTGAGATAGTTTCGCCGCCGTTAGAACGAGGCTTAACGTGATCAATAGTAAGTTCATGTAAGTCATAAGATTCTCCACAATAAACACATGTTTTGCCGAAAGATTCCTTAATGGCACGCCTCCAAAGGCGTGTAGCTTCGGAAGACGTCATGGTTATTAGGTTTGCAATGTAGTAATCAGGATTAGGAAGAAGAGGGGTCATGCGTACTTCTGGTTACGGCGAGGTCTAGAACGATTCTTTTTAGGACTTTCAAGTTTCCCTGTATTAGGTCCTGTGTGAGATGCGTCTTTACCGTCTCCGTTACCATAAGTTCCCAGTTTATTGTTTAGTTTGTTAGCTGCAGTACGCATACGCAGCCCTTTATTAGTTTTGTTGTACGCTTTTTGTTGGGCTTTATGGTTCCCATTTGCATACTTTGGTCCAGAAAAGCGTTTTTTGGCCATAAATCTCTAGTGAACACGCCCATACAGGCGCTTTTGTACCATTTCTGGGTCTACATCAGGCATAACCTTGGCAAGTTTTGCCAGAGGGTTGCTATCTGAGGCGACACCGCTGATGTCATTGGCTTTGAGCCAGTCACATGCAGCCTTCAGGTCTTGAGTGGTGGCTTCTCCTGACTTAATACGAGCCAAAAACTCTTTAGTAACTAGGTTATGTAGCTCATTAAATTGTGTTTCTGTGGCTTTTTTATGTGCCATGTCGTAAAACTATTTGGTCTAATTTGTTCTCGATGCGTACCATGTGGTCTTCCATGCGCTTAGTCATAACAGACAAGTCAGCTTTAGACACATAATCTTGGGCAACCCCAAGTTCTATTGCATCTATACGCCGGTCAAGACCACTGATACGATCATGTACATTGTTGACTCGTTGATGGAGTCGGTTATTGAGAGCTGCTCCCCCGGCTATCCCGGCTATCGCTACGCTCACTAGTGCTTCTAACATTTGATATAGATACAATTGGGATAATATCGTTACACAAGTGTTCAACACGTGAGCCAGGTCTAAATGTAAAACCTTTTCTCATAAGGTCTGCACATTTCTCTGCTCGTATTAGCTCATAGTTGAGCCGCATTTTTTGCTCGTGTCTTTTAGCTATTGCCTTGCACTGCTCAATCATTCCACTATCAAGCGGCACCATAAAATTAACCTGTGCACCCCAGTTGGAATTTTTAACCAACCCAGCAGGATCAACAGGTCTTGTTTCATTACCCATAATAAATGGGCTTAGTGTCATTGTCGGACCATTACAGGAATTGCTCCCTGCGAAGTATTGACGAGACGGTGCTCCATTATTCTGGAATTGCACCGCTTGATTTGTGACGTTACCAGTAGCAGCGGCAACAGGATTAGAGGTATTCTGTACGCGAGGTTCATCAGCATAAGCCGGTCCTACTGCGAGAAGATAGACAACGAGGTAGTGGTAGAAGTGATGTCGATGTCTTCGGTAATTGTGATGTCTTCGATTACTCCGGCAGTCCGAGTGGTGATCTCCAGTTGAAAGGGATCGCCTGCGGTATGCACCGAGAAGGTAGTCGAACCATTTGTGATGTCCCCACTTGGGGTTACGTTTGTGCCAGACCATGAGGAATAAGCTCCGCCCATGACCTCTGTTTCAATGGTTCGGTCAATGGTGGTTGTAGTAGTTGTAGTGGCCTGCATACTGCCTTGTGTAAAATTAGGCGTAACAGTCTGACCAAGAGCTACTGCTGGCGTAAAAACTAGAAGTGCTAGTAGATGTTTCATTCTTTCTTTTCACGGGTGATAGAGAACGTTGCCAATGTGCCACTAAGAATAGAAGCAACATAGGTAGGATCCATCTTCTCCATCCAACCTGCATATGATGCAGTTAAGAGTCCGGCGGACCAGACGAGGACGAGGAACTTGATGAATCCTTCTTTTTTGTTATCTTTGTCCATGCAGTTTTGATGATAGGTTTAAGCAAAGAAACAAGACGTTTGAAAACTGCAGTAGCTGTAAGGGTGGCCGCAACAGACACAGTTGCTGTGCTTACGGCAGTGACCAGAATTTCTTGACTAGGTACCGGTACATCTTTGTCGATGATAGGTACCGTCACATAGTCCATCTCTGGTGCTTTAGGTGTATTGGTTGTAGGTGTATTTGGTTGTTGTCCTTCTAAGGGTTTCCCTTTGACTCCAGGAGGCGCTCTAAGGCTGCTAGGAGGCACCACAATGGGCTTGTAACTAGGTACATGAGCATCTGGTACCTCCAGTATCGGAACAGGCAATGCAAGCGGTTCTGGGAGGGCCATGTAGGGAAGCTTAGGTGGCTCCCCTAGGTCCATCAGAGTTTAGGAGCAGGGAACAAACCGTTGCGGATAAACTCAACGGCTTTATCGTCAACTTCATTATCTGTGGACTCAGCCAGTTTGGTGAGCATGTCAACGATAAGGAGTTTTACTTTATCAGAGTTCAGAAAGCTGAACAGAATTGGACGGATAAGGGTGATCATAATTATGAAGATGGCTTAGTTGGCCAGGTAGGGTTTTGAGGATCGGAAGTGTTAGCAGGGAGGTCACGCAGTGCTTGACGGTATGCACGCATCTCATCGCTAAGGGTGCGGTCAGGGAGTGCGTACACATCAGTTTCTGCAAGCAAGCGGTTCCTCTGACTGCGAAGAAGCTGTGGAGCAATTTCAGTTGCATAAGCGTTGCGTGCTGCTTCTTCCTCAGCAGTTAAGTCAACAACAGTTGTTTCTCCAGTTTGGACGTTAGTAAAAGATTGAGCAGTCATAATTAAGATTCAGTGTAATAGCTAACATCAGCAGTGCCTTGAGTGAAAGAACCAGCGCTTACTCCCAACGCTACTCGATCAAGAGTGTTGACGCAGTCAACGGTGCCAGCAGCCCAGAAGTGATAATCAGGGTTGTTGTCTGTATGACCATGTGCGCTAAAATACCAATGATCATCAGTCATTCTGTACAGGTTGCAAACAGAATCAAAAGTGTATGAGTTCGCACCAGTCCAGCCATAGTTAGTGACAATGTATTGTGAATATTGTGCACCAGAGCCAGAAGTACCTGCGTAAATAGCAGAACCGTTATAACCTGAAGTTATAATCCCGTCAGTAGCATTGCCGACCCTAATAAAAACATCAGCAGTTGAGCTCCAACGCACGTTACGATAGGTCAAAGTGACTTGCATTACATCACTAGGAATCGAGCTGAAGGTCTGTAAACCAATTCCGTTTAAGTCTGCAACGGTGCTTACAAGACCATTGTTACCTGTCGATTGCGTAACATCAGCCCAGGTCAATACACCGGAACCATTAGTTTGAAGGTATTGGTCAGTGTTACCATCGTTAGCAGGCAACGTTAGAGTGGCGTTAGATCCAACCGTTGCAGGTGCTTTAAGTGCAATATAGTTGCTGCTGTCAGAGTCAGCAAGTCGTAGTTCGTTTTGGGCGTTAAGGGTAAGGTTACCAGTCATTGCACCGCCAGAAGCATTAAGCTTACCAGCGATGTTTGACATAGATTCTTCTACATCAGTTCCGCTGTTGTCCCAAATAACAGCGTCTGCTTTAATTTTGCCGTAGGCCATAATTAATTTAAAATACTAAGTTTTGCACCGCTGGGAATTGTAAAAACAACACCAGAGTTTAAAGTCATAGGACCAACCATTGCATGGTTTTGGTTATCAGCAAATGTCCTACTAGCTGATTGGGTGACATCAGTTGAAATCAAGTCTTGCGATAAAGCACCAACTGCAGTCGTAACAAATGCTGTGGTAGCAATACGGGTTGAGTTGTTCCCTGCTGTTTGAGTAGTGGTAGTAGGGTTACCACCGAGAGCCACATCGTCTTCAATCTTGGCTCCTGTAACTTCACCATCGGGAATGTCGGCAACCGTAACCGCACCCGTGGCAATATGAGTGGCAGATACTGCATCATTAGCAATACCACCACCGCTTACTTGTGTTAAAGGCATAATTAATTAGTTGTTATCGTGCAGTTACAGGTGGAGTGTTTTCACCACCGAATGGGTGTTCAGCAAAGGCCATAAACATATATGAGGCACTAGCATTTAAGTTAGTGTTTCCGTCTCTACATTTGAAACCATTTGATAAAAAGTCCATTGGACGATTCACAAAAGCGCTTTCTTTGTTAGTTGAGTTTGCATAAAGCAGTCCGTTCACAGGATTATTCTCAAACCTGGCATTGTCATACAGGCCCCAGCCGTTAGTTGTACCAGTACCTTTCACCATAACGAAAGCGGGACGAAAGCCACAATATACAAATACGCCATCGCTAGAACCATTTCCTTGGTAACGCCCCATTTTTGAAAATCCTTCAACAGAGTGCCACAGGTAATAAATGTAATCATCATTAGAGGCAGTTTCATTAAAACTAGCAACTGACACAGTAGTAGAAGTATTGCCTGTTAAAATTTGTGTGCCACTTTTGTTTTCATCGGTTTGTTCATTTAGTCGTAAATAAGTATCGGTCGGAGTTGGTGGACCATCAGGTCTTGGGTAAAAAACAGCCCAGTCTTCAAGATCATCTCTATTTTTGCATATAATCAATTCAGGAGTTTTATCCAAACCATGGGTAAATGAACTTGCGGTATTGCTACCAGTTAAAGCATAGATACCAAACCCAGCTTCGGTGTTAATAGAAGCAGTTGCAGCGGTAAAACCAGTCAAGGTTGGTGTGTAGTCTGTGCCTGCTTTCCAGCACCAGGCAACATAATTGTTGCTGCTGTTATTCCAAGAGGTATCAGAAGTATCAACAGTAAATCCGTTTGAATCAAAACTCGTAAACCTACTAAATGATGACGCCTCTGCATCATCACTATTAGAAAATAAAACAGAATCAGTGCCGCGAATTGTATCTACCAAAACGTGATTATCTGCAGCATCACGCACTTTAATCCATATTAAATCAGGAGAAAATTCTAGACCTGTGA